CTTTCAAAGTTTCGTTGGCAAGTCGGTGGAGTGTTGGTAGTAGCAGCACTCATCATCGGAGCAGGTAGCAGAATCGCTCCCATCTTCTTGACTTCTCAGGCAGCACCTACTACAATAGAAAGGACAAAGTAATATCCTCTGCATAATGGATTTTGTTGACACCAAGTATATTGGTTTGATTTCTTCACGTCTTCAAAAATTTAAAAAAGTTAAAACAAATCTCTATAATTTTCGTTGCCCTATCTGTGGAGATTCTCAGCGCAATAAAAACAAAGCCAGGGGATATTTCTATTCAGTTAAAAACAATACAAACTTCAAATGTCATAACTGTGGTGTAAATATCTCCTTTAATAATTTTTTGAAGAAGATTGATCCAGTTGTATATAAACAATACACATTTGAAAAGTTTAAAGATGGAAACACTGGAAGGAACTTTGTAGTCGATGAACCCACTTTCGTTTTTGAGAAACCTGTATTCAAAACCAAAATTGTTCTCCCTTTATGTTCTGAAGTGGAGCGTGGTAAGTCCTATCTTGAAGCGCGTAGAATCGACCCAGCAAAGTTTTATTTTGCAGAGAAGTTTAAAGAGTTTGTTAACTCGATTAAACCAACATTTGCAGACACTACTTATGAAGAGTCTCGCGTTATAATCCCTTTGTACTATAAAAAAGAATTGATTGGTATTCAAGGCAGATCCCTAAATTCTAAATCGATTAAATACATTACAGTGATGCTTGATGATGACGCGCCAAAAATCTATGGACTTGATACAGTCAGAACAGATGCTCCAGTCTATGTTACAGAAGGACCATTCGATAGCACATTCATTCCAAATACGATTGCTATGTGCGGAGCTGACGCTGATGTTAGTCGCTGGGGGATTAGCGATCCTGTGTGGATCTATGATAACGAACCACGCAATACAGAAATCCTCAATAGAATCTCCCGCACAATTGAAGCAGGAGATAAAGTCGTCATTTGGCCATCTTCCATAAAGGAAAAGGACATTAATGATATGGTCCTATCTGGACTAGATGTGAAATCTATTGTAGAATCAAACATATATTCTGGATTGGAAGCAAAACTCAAATTTACTACTTGGAAAAAAATATGAGCAACGGAACAAAAGTTAAAAAGCGAGATGGCAGAATTGAGGCACTGGATCTCGAAAAGATGCATCTTATGGTTGAAGAAGCGTGTGCTGGTCTTGCAGGAGTTTCTGCAAGTCAGGTTGAGATGAAGTCTGGCATTCAGTTCTATGATGGCATTACAACGGCAGAGATTCAGGAAATTCTGATTCGTGCTGCTTCTGATCTGATTGATCTTGATCATCCAAACTATCAATTTGTTTCCGCAAGACTTCTTCTCTTTGCTATTAGAAAGAGTTTGTATGGCAAGATGAAGGAACTTCCTCATCTGGAACAACACATTTACACTTGTGTTAATAGGGAAGTGTATGACAGTGAAATTTTCCTTAAGTATTCTAAAGAAGAAATTGATCGAGCTAATTCGTATATCGATCATAATCGTGACTTTCTGTTCACTTATGCGGGTTTACGTCAGGTCGTTGACAAGTACCTTGTGCAAGACAGGAGCGGCGGCGGAGTTTACGAGACGCCACAGTTTATGTACATGATGATTGCTCTGACTATTTTTGCAGAGTATCCAAAAGAAACCAGAATGTCATACGTCAGGAGATACTATGACGCAATCTCAAAGCACAAAATCAACATTCCCACACCTATCATGGCGGGGGTTAGAACTCCACTTCGACAATTTGCTAGCTGTGTCCTTGTTGATGTTGATGACACCCTCGATAGTATCTTTACTAGTGATATGGCTATTGGCAGATACGTTGCACAAAGGGCGGGCATCGGTATCAACGCAGGTCGCATCCGTGGCATCAACAGCAAAATCAGGGGCGGCGAGGTTCAGCACACAGGCGTTGTACCATTTCTCAAAAAGTTTGAGTCAACTGTCCGATGCTGCACACAAAATGGCATCAGAGGTGGAAGCGCAACAGTCCACTTCCCCATCTGGCACCAAGAGATAGAAGACATCATCGTACTGAAGAATAACAAGGGAACTGAAGATAATCGTGTCCGTAAACTAGATTACTCCATTCAAATTTCTAAGTTGTTCTATGAACGTTTCATCAAAAACGAAAACATTTCGCTCTTCAGTCCACACGACGTTCCAGGTTTGTCTGATGCTTTTGGTCTTGATGGATTTGACGAGTTATACAATGTTTATGAACGAGATGAGTCTATTCCAAGAAAAACTATCAATGCTCAAGAACTCATTCTGGACCTCCTGAAAGAGAGAGCTGAGACTGGTCGTGTTTATATTATGAACATTGACCACTGCAATAGTCACTCTTCTTTCAAAGATAAAGTTGAGATGAGCAACCTCTGTCAAGAGATTACTCTGCCTACTTTCCCTCTTCAGCACATTGATGATGAAACTGGTGAGATTGCACTTTGCATTCTTTCAGCTATCAATGTTGGTAAAGTAAAGTCTGATGATGAACTTGAAGATCTTTGTGATCTTTCTGTTCGTGGTTTAGAGGAGTTGATTGACTATCAGAAGTATCCCGTAAAGGCAGCCGAAATCGCCACCAAGGCACGTCGTTCCCTTGGTATTGGATATATTGGTCTCGCCCACTATTTGGCAAAACTTGGATTCAAATATGACTCCCAAGAAGCCTGGGATGCAGTTCACGGACTTTCGGAATCTTTCCAATATTACTTGATTAAAGCATCTAATCAACTTGCGAAAGAGAAAGGGCATTGTGAATATTTTGGTCGAACAAAGTATGCTGATGGCATTCTCCCAATCGATACATACAAGAAAGACGTAGACGAAATTTCATCTATTCCATTGCAGCATGATTGGGAAACTCTTCGAGCATCTGTCCTGGAGCACGGTCTCCGACACAGCACACTGTCCGCACAAATGCCTTCGGAGAGCAGTTCCGTTGTGTCAAACGCAACAAACGGAATCGAACCTCCCCGTGATTTCTTGTCCATTAAGAAGTCAAAGAAAGGGCCTCTTAAGCAGATTGTTCCACAGTATCAATCTCTCAAGAACAACTATACTCTTCTGTGGGATATGCCTAACAACTCTGGTTACATCAATGTTGTTGCTGTGATGCAAAAGTTCTTTGACCAGGCTATTTCTGGTAACTGGAGTTACAATCCTGAGAACTATCCTGATAATGAGGTTCCAGTTTCTGTAATGGCAAATGACTTTTTAACTACATACAAATATGGATGGAAAACGTCCTACTATCAAAACACTCACGATATGAAGAGTGATGAAGTTCTGGAGGAGAAAAAACCAAGTTTAGAAGAATTAATTAACGAATTAAGTTCAGTAGAGGAGGGAGAGTGTGAATCCTGTGCAATTTAAAGTTTCTTCTGTCGATGATACAGCGAAAACATCAGTCAAAGGAATGACTGTTTTTAATACTGAAAAAGTTGACACCAAAAAGCAACCAATGTTTTTTGGAGCACCTCTGGGAGTTCAAAGATATGACTCTTATAAGTATCCAGTCTTTGATAAATTAACGACTCAACAACTTGGGTATTTCTGGAGACCTGAGGAGGTCTCCCTTCAAAAAGACCGTGGCGACTACCACACTCTTCGTCCAGAGCAAAAACACATTTATACTTCCAACTTGAAGTATCAGATTATGCTTGACTCTGTTCAAGGTCGCGGCCCTGGTATGGCATTCATTCCCTATTGCTCTCTTCCTGAGTTGGAAGCGTGTATGGAGGTCTGGGGATTTATGGAAATGATCCACAGTCGTTCCTACACATATATCATCAAAAATGTCTATTCTGATCCCTCAGAGGTCTTTGATACTATCATCACTGATGACCGCATTATAGAGCGTTCTAGGACGGTTACAGAAGCATATGATGATTTCATTCAGTCCGCTCAAACTTATGGTTCTGGTAACGAGTGGCAGCATCAACTTGAAGGTGTGTATGCTGCAAAAGAAACTCTAAATGATGTGAAGAGAAAACTTTACAGAGCAGTTGCTAATGTCAACATACTGGAAGGCATTCGCTTTTATGTCAGTTTTGCTTGTTCTTTCGCATTTGGTGAACTCAAACTTATGGAGGGATCCGCTAAGATCATCTCCCTTATTGCAAGAGACGAGAATCAACACTTGGCGATAACCCAAAACATTCTGAACAAATGGCGTGATGGTGATGATCCAGAAATGAAGCAGATTATGAAGGAAGAAGAAGAGTGGACCTATAAGATGTTTGATCGTGCTGTGAATGAAGAGAAGCGTTGGGCTGATCATTTGTTTAAGGATGGATCTATGATTGGTCTGAATGACAAACTGTTACAACAGTATGTTGAATGGATTGCAAACCGTAGACTGAAAGCAGTTGGTCTTAAACCTCAATATGATATTTCGGCAAACAACAATCCACTTCCTTGGACACAACATTGGATTTCTTCCAAAGGTCTTCAGGTTGCTCCTCAGGAAACAGAAGTAGAATCTTATGTAGTTGGCGGTATTAAACAAGATGTTACCAAAAATACTTTCGCAGGATTCCAATTATGATGAATGGTGTGAACAAGAAATAATGAATGCTTACATTGAAGCTGCAGAGTGTGATGAGTATTTGTTTGGAGATTATGACTATTGCAAAGAGTGGGTAGGAATAACTACTTAGATCTTATAGATAGAGGAGGTTATCCCTCCTCTATTTTTTATTGTGTCAAAAAATCAAATCACTAAAGACGAATTAAAAATTCGTGTGTTAAAATTAAAAAACGAATTATATCAAGAACATTATTCGGAGGGTATAACCCACATTGCCCATAAATATCTGAACAAGGTTATTGATATAATTGATGAGTATCGATATTGATTATGAAAATCCCTGGTTATATGATAACAAACCTTTTGTTAGTGACGATATTGGGGACAACTTCGGTTTTGTTTATCTCATTACCAATAAGCTCAACTCACGACGTTACATTGGTAGAAAGTATTTTTGGTCGTTCAGAACGCCAAAGGGAAAGAAGCGTAAAGTAAAATCAGAATCAGATTGGAAAAATTACTATGGGTCTTGTCCGGAACTTAAAGAAGACATTGAACAATTTGGTAGAGAAAATTTTAGTAGAATTATCTTATCATTACATAAAACAAAAGGCAAAACAAACTTTGAGGAAACCAGACAATTGTTCGTCAATGGAGTCCTCACAGAATCCCTTGACAAAGGAGTACCAGCATTCTACAATAGCAACATCCTCAACAGGTACTTCCGAAAAGACTATTATGATGGAAACTGAAGAGATCGTTGATCACGTCAGAAGTTGGGCACTTGACAAAATTGAATCTTATGACAGCGAAAACATAGAAAAGATCTATGATCAAATGGCAATCATTGACGAGTATCGTGAATGGTTAACTCCAAAGGAAGATGAGTTGGAGATTGTAAGTCTTGACGAAATCTCTGAGGAAGAGTATAATAACTTTGTTGATGGCATCGAGAGAGCATAATCAACTGCGGTAGTCCCCTTTGGTAGATTCAGGACTAGCGGCGATAGGAATCTACCACATGACTCAATAGCTCAGTGGATAGCAGCAACTGCCTTCTAAGCAGTCGGTCGTAGGTTCGAATCCTACTTGAGTCGTTACCTTTATATTATAGGTATGAAAATCGGTTTTAATTGTAGTTCATTTGATTTATTCCACGCTGGGCACGTCACAATGCTCAAGATGGAAAAAGAAATGTGTGATTATCTGAAGGTCGCTCTTCAAGTTGATCCTACAATTGATCGTCCTGGTGCTAAAAACAAACCAGTTCAATCTGTATATGAAAGGTATGTGCAACTTCAGGGTTGCAAATATGTCGATGAGATCCTTGTCTATGAGACTGAGGCTGATTTACTCAATCTAATTCAGACTCAGACTATTCACATTCGTTTCCTGAGTGAGGAATATAAAGATAGGGATTTCACTGGCAAACAATACTGTATTGATAATGGTATTGATTTATTCTTTCACTTGAGAAAGCACCAATACTCTTCTACAGAACTCCGTAATCGAGTTCATTCTCTTGAAGAGAAGAAAAGGGAGGAGAAAGTTATCTCTTCTCCAGAACAATATTCTCCAGAGATTCTTGAAAAGTATGGGTTGACTTACGGAGAAAAATAGAGTATATTACTCTTATTGCGGAGTTAGTTCAGCGGTAGAACGCTATCCTTCCAAGTTAGATGTCGTCGGTTCGATTCCGATACTCCGCTCTTGGAACCTGATCAGTTCCATACCTGTGGATGTGATGTAAGGAAACACACCTTTATAAGGGTATGCAGGTATCAAATCCTGTCATCCACACATTCCTCTGTAGCTCAGCGGTAGAGCCATCGACTGTTAATCGATTGGTCGCAAGTTCGAATCTTGCCGGGGGAGTCGGGCGATTAGCGCAGTGGTAGCGCACCTCCTTTACACGGAGAGGGTCGGGGGTTCGAATCCCTCATCGCCCATTATAAATATTTTTAAAAAAGATGGACGAGTTATACCAATCATTACATGTTGCACAAACAAGTTTATTTTGCTTAATGCAAAAAACTTGGGCATATCATTGGAATGTTATTGGATCAGATTTCTTTCAACTTCATGAAGCATTTGGTGAACAATACACTACAATGCAAACTGAGATTGATAGATTAACTGAGCATATGAGATATCTTCGTATGAAGGCAATTGCTCAACTTGGAAGAGTAGCTTCAACTTCAGAAATACCTGAAGCAACTACTAATCCAACAGATAAGTTAATGGTGTCACAACTTCTTGCAGACAATAAGAAGATGATTGATCTTTTAACTTCAGTAATTGTTTTGGCAGAGAAAGAATCTCAGTACACAACCTCAAATATTGCTCAAGATTTAATTGAAACTCACGGTAAATTTGTCTGGATGTTAAGATCGTTTTTAAAGGAATGAACAATGATTTCGGTAAGGTGCAGGGACTGCAACAAAGAGTTGACTGGAACAAATAAAACTCAGGTTTGTGGGTGTCCCAATATGATGACTGTCAAAGGAGACAGTGTTTCAGCTGTTGACTTAAGTAGAGTAGTTATGTTAAACTCTACACAGAAAGAACAAAGATCAAACGTTCTTTCGTCTTCAGATCTTGCGTATCAAGAAGCAAGAAGACAACGCAAAGTTCGCAAATTGGACTTTGAAGTTCGATAAAAACTTGGAAAGGTGGTCGAGTGGTTGATGGCTCTGGTCTTGAAAACCAGCGAAGTGAAAGCTTCCGTGGGTTCGAATCCCACCCTTTCCGTTTACTTTTGTTAAATTTTTAACAATTTCTTCAACAGTGTTACGTAATGAACACAAATTGTTGACTTTAGAAGGTAGTTGATTAGTATATAGTATTACTACAACTCAAAACCTATGGATCAGCACACCTATAATAATTGGGTGAAGATCAAGGAGACCTTCGAGCAGTCTGGTAATACAGACAATATGTTTTACTACAGAGCATGTGAAATAGTGAAAACCAGAAGAGATCCCCTCGCAAAATTTCTAGGGGATGAAAAATGATGCATGAACAAGAAGAGTTTATTACAAGATCAGAAGTTCAGGAGATGATCGATGCAGCAATACGACGCCACAACCGTAATGCTTCTATCATTAGTATGTGCGTCGGTTGGGTGGTTCTTGCTTTATTTGCTGAGGGACTTCTGAGACTTATTGGAGTTATTCAACC